CTGAGGACAGCCGAGGCGACCGTAGGAGCAGCCACATCAGCCGAGGTGAACGAGGTCACTGTGATGAGCGGGTAGCTCGGGTTGGAGCCTAGAGTCTTCGCGAGGCCAGCAATAACTCCATGGTCTTGACTAAGCAACACCCTGTCCGAGGTGTTAATGTCAATGTACCCAGCCACCGTAAGGTCATGAGTACCATTGGAAAGCAGCTTATACTTAGGAATGTAGCACTTCTGCTTGGGGTAGTTCACTCCAGGCTGAGTGCTCTTATCGCTCCCACCTAAAGAGCTTCCGTCCCTTTGATAGTTGGCCGGGGCTAGAATCCCGCCAGCGACTAACACCGGACTACGGGATATCTTCTCCCTGGCTACTCCACGTCGGGCGGACTTATTTGGAAGCCCGTCATCAATGTCATTGATGAGGATAGAACCTGAAATGGTCTGGTTATGAATGAGCCTCAACATCTAACAGCTCCTCGCTAGTGAGTGGACAGGGTTCAATGGGGTGTGGCCTATAAGAGGATCAACGAGTACCAACTTGAAGGCTTCCTTGCACCCTAGTTTGGTCATACATCCGATATTAGCTATAGGTACAATACCCAACGAGTACATCTAACCTAGATATCAATAGGTAACAGGGACAATAGTAACTTCCTGAACCATGATATTGGTGTGCTCGTTGACAGTCGTAACTTGACGATAGGTCTCAACGGGGGTTTGCGTACGTAAACTGAGCTGAGAAGGCAGCTGTCCCTCCGGAACCTCGTACCCAGACAGAGGAGACAATACCATCGAAGCCGATGCTCTCTTGACTCGAAACCTGGCCCGGTACCACAATCTCAGGACCACCTTCCTGAAAGGCAACATACAGAGGAATCGTTGTGCTCAGATTCCTGACCCTGAAGTTTGACATCTGCCTCGGCAAATCAATACGCAAGGAGTCGGCTATGCTAGTCCCGGTTGGCGCCGTCGCGTTGAATCCAGCCTGCTCGTTGCCTACATACGGAGGGAGGACTAAAGTAGCTGCACTAGGTGCAGGGGAACTCATGTCCGCATCTGAGGAGTTCACATAAACCAACTTCAACCAGAAGAAGGCTGAGTCTGGAAGCCCATAGTTTGAGGGCTTCATCAGGACTTGTACGGTCTTACCTGGTTGAATTGGGTTCTGAGGACCAGCGACAGCTGGATCAACCAAACCAAGGTTGGTGACAGTTACCACTGCCGTAGGCGCAGCAAAGCTTGGCTCTGAGGCTGTGTAGAGACGGTACTTTACAACACCGGTCGTGGCATAGTCCATTAATGGCGTTGTGAAGTGTATGAAGCCCGGCTTGCGTCGTAGGATTGAGAAGAGGCGTCCGCTCATGATGTCACCACCTGTGGGCTTTTGACAAGAGGATCATAGGTCGACGCAGAGGCATCACCCTTTTCCTTCCGAGCTAGTTCTTGAGCCTCTCTCCAAGTACCAGTCTCTTCGCCATTGTAGTTAGGTTGAAGACTAGCTTTGAACACATGGTCTTTCTCTTTCTTAGCAACCTCTTCACGCCTCTTCTTACGATAAGCGTTCTCTTTGATGGACTTTGTTGTCCATCCACCGGACTCACCCTCTTTCAAGACGAATCCTAGGTTACCTGGAGAAAAACCAATCTTAGCTTCAAGACCACAATTGTTGCAGGTGAGCTTCCTCGTACCTGACTGTATCTCGTCGTACGCTGTATAGGAGAGTCGTTGGTCCCTAGTAGTTCCACACTCGAGACAATCAACTTGGTAAGTCGGCATACTTCCTCGATACCGTATACACCTACTTGCTCTTTTTCTTGACTGGGATGGACCACCCACGAACCTTGGTCATCACTGCCGCAACATGCTTACATACTCTGTTGATCTTGGCAGGATCTTTGATATTAGGGGTAGAAGCTGTACCAACGGGTTTCCCATCTAGGTACTTCTCCCCCTTAGCGTGATACTCGGAGCCTAACCATCTCCAAGCTTTACACGAACACGAGAAGTTGACATCCATCTTGGCGAGAGCGACCATGTTGCCCTTCCGAGCCGCCTTGAGTCGAACCATCTTCGGACCGTGACCGCAATCGACCGAGAAGATCCACCTGAGGTTGGGGACGTCGGTTCTCTTCACAGTAGCCGTACAAGAGGTTGCCCGTTCATTGACTTTCGGATTCAACCCCTGCTCAATCTCAGAAATCTTGGAAGCCACCCGCACTGGGGACTCAAGAGATACTGGGGCATCATGCGCACACTTGAGTAGCCAGAGCTGGGCTACGTTCGCTGCTATTGAAGCATTGTGCCGATGAGGTAGACCATCCCGGTACGGATACTTGGTTATGGAATCATCATCCACATGGGGTCCAGGACGCCGGTAGGTTGGCCTGGCCTGTGAGTGATCGATCTCGTCTTGCTTATTCTGATCCTTCAGTAAGTCGTCAGCATCATCCACCTTGTACATCGAGGTATCCTCGACGTCAGGCTTGCGCTCATCCTCATCATCAGGCTTTGAGAACGTAGCTGACCCTGGGATGTTTGGGTCCAACCCAACACCCTTCTGAGACGGTCCCGTACCGGGCAGCCCTGACTCAGCTACCGGAGAACGTAGGGTGGTGCTCGCCTTGTTCATTTCTTGTAATTAGCAAAGTCACTTGCAGACCACTGAGAGTTCACCTTGTTTGCCGCTATAAAGAAGACATCCGACAAGGCATTCTTTCCATCCTCCTCCAACTGACCTATAGCGTTGCCAATCGATTGAAGGATGATAAACAGTTGTCGCTTGGAAGCTTGTGGCTTCTTCTTCTTGAGCACCTTCAAGGTTTCAATTGCGGCATCAATCTCAGTCCGGTATCGAACCAGTGGGTCTTCACCCTCGGCCGCAGACTTGAAGTTGTCCTTGTGCTCGTCATTCATCTCCTTCCACTTCTTAGAGTCTTCCGGATTCATATTCTGAGTAGGGTCCGCTGGCTTACCTTCCTCAAACCGACTCCGACGAGCTTCCTCAGTAGCGTAGATGTTCCAGCGTTTATTCAACCAGCCAGAAGCTGTCTTCAATGATTCAGCATATAGATCGAGCACGATGGGGCTACTCCTCGTTGTTTGTACAATACCCCTGACAAGGCTACCTAGGAGCTTCTTCAGCTCTGCCAACCGCTCGGAGTCACTCGGGTCCTTGTAGGACCCCAATACCTTTTGAGCAGCTGTGAGGTCTAGTAACAACTGACTGATACCGTCGTTTACCTTGGTAACGGCCCGAGCTAGTTGTTCCTTGGACGAGGAGGTAATTGAGTTCATGGGAACTACCAGATAGATGTTAGACGGATTGAAACCTTATTTATGCTTGTTCTTGACCACGTCCTTGTTCTTTTCCCACTGATCAGCAATCTCGTTGAGCTGCTCCTCACTGAGGTCAGGGTTGGCGCTCTTGAAACCCTTCATAACCTCTTCACGAGAACCAGCTTGGATTGGACCCATAGCCTCAAGAGCTTGCTGGGACGTCTGCGAGAGGGCCATCAGGACTCGACGTACACGAATACTTGCCACATGCGGGGGGATACGAGCTGATTGAATCTCATCAGCGATCCGACGGAGGGCGGTTGCTATATGACTGGTAGAGGCTGCTCTGAACATGGATGCGGTCTTTCCTTGCTGGGTATTGATTGCTGAGGATGAATGCTTGATCTTCTTCAAGGACCTGGCTGCAAGGCTTTGAATACCCTCAACATTATCCCGCATTTGAGGGGGTAGGGACTTGCGAAGTCGTGCGGCCTCTAGAAGAATGTGTTCTAGATTTTCAGTTAGTTCGTTAATGTCCCGAATCGCCAACTCGGTAGCCATCCTAGGATGACCTTCAGGAATTGGTTGGATGAATGGTGATCTACGGTCAATTTGCCGTAGACGCGTGTTCCGAAGTACGTCTTCCAATTCTTCCACCTTTTCAGGTTTGAGTTGAGTCTTCAGCTCCTCATAATCCAAACGAGAAGCGGCCAACGCGGTAGCAGCCAACGCCTTATCCAACTTGAACAAGGCGTCCGGGATACCGTAGATAGTGTCCCCCGCAATCTCATAGAAGTGATCCCGACTGGGGGATGTGGATATCAGGCGCACCGCCTGACTAACGAACTTCTTAAGCTGCTCACAACGAAGACGAGCATCAGTAAGCTCCTCCATTATGTAAATGAGGGCTCCCCCTTCTTTGTGAATGGTACCCGTCTGATTGTCGTTATCCATCGAACAGAAGAAGCTACAAGAGGACTAACGATCACCCTCTTGTAGCTTCACATTGACCCACTAGACGCGAGTGTATATCAACCCTGGAAGGCCTCTGGGAATTCCTCCATGAGCAACTTCTTGAACTCATCGCTCTCCGCGGCGAAGACAGCTCTAATGATGTCAGGGCGATCCTCATAGTTCAGTCGAATCATAGCCAAACGCTTCTTCCAGTGAGCGGAGAAGTTGTAATCATCAGGGAAATCAGAGCAAATGGCCTTAGCTACTATCTTCCGGTAATCAGCGGTCCCATCATTCTCAATACGAGATCTAGGCTCCTCACCGGTGGGTAGGGCTGATGCCATCTGAGGCTCTACCTGTGCTTGCTGCTTGAACCCAGTCTTGGGTCCATTGGTGTTCCGGAAGGTAATACCCTCTTGCTCAATGACTGACTCTCGAGGCTTCTCAGTAGACCCAGAAGCATCATAGATCTCAGTCCCCCCACCAGAGGTTACTCCGACAGAGATCCCCTCCACAGTCTTGGTCTGGGTTGGTGCTACCTTCCCAACGATTGGTGAGCCTGAGGCTGAAACCACCCGCGCCTTGGGTTGTGCCTGGGTCTGTTGCTTCATACCCGGCTGATTCATCATTGCTAGGTTGGTTGTGACGGCTGGAGGAGGCACATAACCAGGGGTTCTACTCTGGATGTCATCCTTGCGAGCTTCCTTCTCGGCAACGTACTGGGCGCGCTCGCCATCAGTCATCCGAGAGAGAAGTTCCTCTTCAGAGATCCCCTCTCCGGGTTGAATCTTCACCAGCTCAGCATCTCGAATGGCGGTACCCACGTTATTCGGGGTGACCTGAAGTCCTGTCTTGGCCGCAGTCCTAAAAGCCCTGGGAACCTCAACCCCAAACTCAGCCCCACCAACGAGTTCAGTACTACTCCCGCGGGCAACGAAAGCCCCAGCTCGACCCTGAGACTGTCGAACTTCCTGAGTCCGTTGATTGGCATACTGAGTCCTCTCAGAGCGACTCATCACGATTCGCTCATCAGACTCAACCGTAACGATGGCGGACTTCTTGGGCGGCGACAATGGGTTAGTACCCAAGTCGTTTGCAGGACGAACACCAATATTCGCAGAGGGCGCAGCCTGCACAGGAGCTTCAGCATCATACTCCTCAGCTGGAACAACCCAACCCATCCGAATAGCTCCTCGAAGAGTCGGTAGTACGAATCGATTCCCGTTCAGCTCAACGTTAGTACCATCGAATAGGATCTCCATCCCTGCATAGACACTGTAGTTGGTACCACCTAGTGTGAATGACTTCGTTGAGATGTAGCGCCCCATCTTCCCAGGCATGAATCTGATCTGAGTCTGTTGTTCCATCTTGGTCTCCTATAGGGGGTGTTTACCCGACTAACTATAGGGGGCCTATAAGGATCTTATTGATTGTCGGCGGGATGGATGCAGAACTCACATGTCGACTTTGGCTTGTTCTTATGCCACCTCAAATGAGTGTAGTAGCGACCCATCCTACTTCTATCTTCTGGACCTAGATTCACGCTACTCGTCACGTCGTTGAGGATAGGTGAGACTGCCCTACCAGAGTATGGTAGAGGGCCACCAAACTCCCATAAGAGTATCTCCTCAATTGATTGGTACCCCAACTCTACTCGACGATCATTGATGAATAGTAGTAACTCCGGGGTAACCCTAAAGAAACCACGACTGAGGGTGATACGGTCTTCAATGAAGAGCCCTTGTACATACTGTTCGGAGAGTTCTGTCCAAGCAAGGAGCGCTACTCTACGGAATGTACTTGCTCTGATATTACTAAGTCGATTACGAATACAGATGCTAGTTCCAATTTTGACTACTTCGGGCTCGACTAGGACGAAGTAGGTACCCTTACCTGATGGGGCTGGAAGATCTACGGTGATTCCCATCGGTTTAAGCCATTAGGTGTCGTGGGTTAGCTAAACGCTGTACCCACGACACCTACAGACGAGTACTACTTCTTGGCAGTCTTCTTGGCCTTGGGAGCAGCTGTTTTTTCCGTCGCTGCAACCACTCCAACTTCAACCTTGATGGCCTTCAGGAATCGGGCCTTCAGTTTCTTGGACGGTGGCTTGGCAGCAACAGTCATCTCTTTGCCGGTAGCAGGGTTGCGCGCCTTGCGCTCTGCCTTGGCGGGGACATTCACGAGCTGGAACTTCACCACACCCGGGATCACGAACTTCTTATCCTTGCGGAGACTCTTGGCCGCAACAGTATTCAGAGCAACCAAGAACCCACGAACGTGGGACTTGGTGGTGCCGTCCATCTCGCCAGCAACAGCCGCAATCAGTTCAGTCTTAGTCATAACGCATATTCCTTCATCTGGGGTTGTTTTTGCGGAAGGAACACTCTCCACTCCGTCTACTAGGTAACAAGTACACCACCAACTAATGATTTAGCGGGGTGGTCTGCAAATAAATCTACCTAACGTCTGCCACCACATCACCCATTGCGTTAGGGCGACTCCACAAGGAGGATAGCTCTACTTGTTCTTCGGTTGTGACAGACATCATTGCCTGCTGAGCAAAAGCAGTCTCTTCTTCACGAGCCCTGAGGAAGTACTCAATGTGACCCTTGATCTGATCATAGGCCGCTTTCAGAGCTGCCTCCTCAGAATCAGCTTCCCCCTTGAACTCTTGAGTGAAGATAGTCTCGAAGTTCTTTGGCTCAATCGCCTCAGCTTCAGAAGCTGGACTACCATCTGGGGCCCTATTGAATACTCTTAGGTCCCCCGAGTAGGCCTTCCCAATTAAACGTATTAGTACCTCCCAAGTAGGGGTAGAAGGTAGGTCCGTTTGGAAGTTTTTAAACTCGAAGATGACGTTTGTAACCGTGTTGCGGTTGATCGCCTTACCATAGAGATGAAGAGCCTCTGAAATGGTAGAGAGTATACTCATGCCTCTTGAGTACACCGGAAGTCAGGAACCCAATTACCAAAGATATTAGAATCTTACACTTTGGCCGATGGTTCAGACCCAATCATCTGTCTTTATCAAGTGGGGGCCTGCCTACCGCTCGCTCGTGTTCGATACCGTGCTTCTTCAAGTGTCGGTCAATGGTAGTCGCGGCGACCCCGGTTAGTTTTGCCATCCTTCGAATAGGTACCCCGTGAGATGCCATCTCACGAAGAGATTTCTCAGGAGCCTTCTCACGAACTTGATAGTGTGGACCCTGAAACCCAAAGTTGAGCTTGTAGTGCATGAACTCTGGCATGTGAGGTTTGACCAAGGAAATGAAGAGGTGGGCTTGGTCCTCTCCCTCGAAGATGAACTGACCCGTATTGCCCTGACCAGGAGCCCATCGAGGTTTGAGGCTAAACTTACGAAAGATAGCCTGTGCAACCTCTCTACTTTCTGGCTTCATACCGAAAGTAATAACAGGCCACCATGCGGCTGACCCATCATCCATGAACCAAATAGCGAGGGCAAGTGCATCAACCAAATCAACCACTTGAGATTGAAGCTGCTTAGGTCCAGGTTCTGGATAAAACAACGCATGCCAAGGAAGCATGGTTGCGTGCGACACTGTCTCGAACCGCCACCCATCGTACTCCTCATCTTGAAGAACCCACGTCACGGGCCTCAACCCTAGTTGGACCCAAGAACCCCACTCCTTACTCTTCCACTCCAAATACTCTCTCTGATCCTCAGCGTGGTTCTCCATGTAGCGGGCGACATGAGTACTCTTTGAAATCCTACCGTCCCCAAGCATCGAACCAACAAGAACAGATCTAAGCCGACCTTCAATGGGTGGTACATCGTGTCGCTCAGTTCTACCTAGAGTCTCGATCCCCCAACGATGTCTCCATCGACGGATATGCTTCAGTGGACACCCTACCTGAGCGGCAATCTCAGAGTCCGTAAGCTTGGTCTCCAAGTACATGGTTCGGAGTTCAGCTTCAGAGATGGGGCAGAGTACTAGCTTCATGCTATACCGTACCACTAAGATTTGAGTGGTCAATGATTAAGTTCAATATGGAGCATTAAAGATGAAGACCGGGAGTCCTTTCGGAAACCCGGCCTTCACTCAATTCAGCCTATTAGGCTCAGACTCGTGTTACCACTAGCCTGGTGAGACCCCGGGGGTTGAAGGCCCCAATGCCCACGTTCTCAAAACAAGAAAAACCGATTGTCCGGGCTTTCGGGTCGTCAGCCGACAGAACCGTCAGTTCAGTACGAACCGGGAAGCGTCCGAAGTTCTCGGGCTCTGCCGCGATGTATACGAAGCCGGCGGGGACCAACCTGCTCGTGATGATCTGAGCGCCCCAGAGGGTTGCTTGGAGACCAGTCTTGAGTAGGACGGCTTGGCTCTCGATGTCGAGGATGTCACGACCGAACTTGCGGATGTCCGCGTAGTCCGTCGCGTTCATGTAGATCCTCGCGACCCTGAGGTCGTGACGCTCTACCTCAGCAAAGGCATCCGCTAGGACGCTTGGGCTGATTGGAGCAACAACGTTGAGGTCCGGGTTCGTCTGACCAGGTAGTGTATCGAAGCCCGAGACAGCAATGCTGTCGAGGACTGCGAACACACGCTCGTCTTCTGCGGCCTGGATCTGAGCCTTTGCGAGATCTTGTGCGCGCTCGATGAGATCGAAACGACGCTCTTTGATCTGGGTGAGCGGAATCTCCGGATTCGAAGCGAGTTCGAACAGCGGAAAAATTACGCGACGCGGTTTCTGTATGGCAAGTATGTTCTCACCCTCTTCACCAACCACGTAGGCGGTGACATCGGGGTCCTTGTCATAGATGGGGAGTGCCCCGTCTGGGAGTTGTTCGACCAAGAAGGTCTTACGACCTACAGCCGTGTAGTCCCTGCGAAGGCGCAAGGGCTGAATCATCGAAGCGGCTAACTTGGCTCGGCCAGCTGCCGTTTTGATATACTCACTGATGATCTGTTGCTTAATGTCGTTGCTAACCACGGTAGTCTACCTTTCTTGTCTCGCTCAGATTCTGAGGTCGACGATCAGCATGGGGGTGGTGGCATCGACAGCGGCCTTGAGAACACCAATGACGGTCACCGTTGTAGTGAGGCCAGCAGCATACTCATAGGAGTCTGCGAGAACGTTAGTGATCAACCCGTTTACGGAAGCGTAAAGGAGATCACCAGCTGTGTAAGCAGTCGTACTTGATCCTGCATTACCGATTACCTCTCCAGCATGGGCTCCAAGCTGGATTTGGGTTTCATAGATTGTTAGACCTATGCAAGACCCTGAGCCGCAAACGTATGGACCACGACCTGATGCTGGACCAGGAGTGTTCTCGTATGCATTCCCTGCAGCATCATTGAGAAAGATGCCGAGAGGACGGAGAGTGTGATAACCAGAAGGCGCAGTCGCCGCTGGTGTGTCAACTACTGGGCCACCAATCACATTGTTGCCCGCGAGAGCACGCGTGAAGGCGACCGATCCACCCAGAACACCAGTCTTAGTGATGCCTGAGAGTGTCGTGCTTTTTGAGCCCGTTGCGACTGGAGGGTTTGCCTGGGTGAAGGAGTCGCCCGAGAGGACACCCACGCTATTGCGGGTGACGACGTGGAACAACTGAACTCGACCACTGGTTTCCCTGAAGTCGCCCGAGCTTTGACCGTTCATGGACATAGTGAAATGTTCCTGTTGGGTGAAAGTGGAGCTACTTCATATTCATCTACATCTAGGCAGTCACTGAAGACTGAGAGTTCTCTAGGAGGGGGTCACTTACGCAACCCCCTTACCTATGAGGACTCACTGATCTGTTCGCATACCGAACGCTTCACGAACGTCTGGAGCTGAGTTCCAGAGAGTAGACAAGTCATCAGTTCGTGCTGAGGCTGTCTTGTTCGATCCGCCAATCTGGCTTACGCCAGCGGTAGGCCGTGTTCCTACTGTCCTCATAGAGGCAGTTCGGACCACATGAGCTTGCTTCTGTTGCGCTTGACCCTGCTGGTCTTCTTGACCCTGACCGGCAGCTTCTTGAGCGTTCTTGTACTCTTGGTTGTTGGCAAACAACTGACGAAGAGTATCGTTCTCCTCGGGGGAGAGCTGAACCTCACCAACATCCATGCTGGGGGTATCAAGTTGGATGTCCATGTTAGCCATGGGCTCTACCTGACCCTGTTCAGCAAGCATCTGGTCGATCTCGTTGTTACCCTGTTGCTGAGACTGACTCTGCTGCTGGTACTGACCCATGCACTGCTGAGCTGCTGCAACCGGGTCCTGGCCATTCTGAATCGCCTGTTGCACTGCTTGTGCAACCTGCTGGGCCTGACTCTGTTGCTGCATCTGAGCCTGTTGCTGCAGACCAGCCTGTTGCTCCTGCTGAACCTGAGCTTGCTGTTGCTGCTGGCTCTGAGCCAACTGCTGCTGAAGCTGTTGAGCCTGCTGAACCAGCTGAGCTATTTGCTGTTGCATCTCGGCTTGCTTCTGCTGAGCTTGCTTCTGCTGGCCCTGATCCTGCTGACCCTGATCTTGCTGAGCTTGCTTCTGCTGGCCCTGATCCTGCTGACCCTGATCCTGCTGAGCTTGCTTCTCTTGACCCTGATCCTGCTGACCCTGTTGCTGGTCCTGCTGAGCAGCCTTCTGCTGACCCTTGTCTTCGCCCTTGTCTTCTTTGGCTTCTTCTTGCTTTTTCTTCACGTTCTCGAGGAACTGAGGAGGAATCTTGCCGGCTTGCTTCTGTTCTTGCTGACCCTGCTGGTCCTGCTGTTGCGAAGCCTGTACCTGTTGCTGGTCCTGCTGTTGCTGGTCATCCTGAGCAGCGAGACGAGTGTACGTAGCCATCACCTCAGTATCTGGCAAATACATAAGGGAGAAGCTCTGATCCTCAAGCTCAGTTGCCGAGGCGTTCCGAGGAAGCATCTTACGAGCAATAGCCACGCAAAGAGCGGCCTTCTTCGTAATCACTTCTTCAGAAGCCGTTTTTTCGGGATGGTTGAAAGTGTCGGACCTCATCTCAGGCATGCCGATCTCGTTACGCTTCACCTGACCCCCGGAGTACTCGGCTTCCCAAGTTCCAGTGGCTGGATGAATGTCCTCAGCGAAGTCCGAAGGGGTACCGATCACATACTGATCGGCGCTCGGTTGCTGATTGACGTGATCCTGATTCATCAGATAGGGGTCGGCGACTTTCAAACCAGCCCTCTTGGCGATATTATGTACGTTCCAAGTTGAGCGCTCACGAGGCATGGAGGAGATCCTTTCCTTAGTTCGAGAAGCCGTATAAGAACTTCATCGAAGTCCGAGAGAGAACAATTTACCTTTGGTGACCAATTGAACCGTCTCAGAGTTAGTGAGGGTTCGGCCCAGTACCTCACGACAAGCCGCAAGGTAGCTATCTACATCTGTATATGAGGCCGTCCCGCCTAGAGCGATCACGGTCCTATAAATTCGAGCATCACCTGCCATCGAGGATTTCCTTTCGGACCTCTCAAGAAGGCGATTCATGACGAGAATTTCTCGTCCTGAAAATCTGTTAGCCTTGCCTACAGCTTCCCACCCACCCATGTCATGCAGAATCATTCCTGCCAGGACATTTCTGGCTTTGGATGGGTCTTTAACGTTGGCTAGTACCATCTTAGATCGCTCACGCCACTTGGCGTAACGTAGAGCTGACCTAATAAGAGATTCATTGGACCTATTCTCGTCCAACTTACTCTCCTCACCCTTGTTAGATTCGGAGATGTCTTTCTTGACCTTGTTAGTGACCTCTCCAACGAGAGAATCATACAGATCATTGATGACTTGCTTAAAAGGACGAGTTGAGTCCTCAGTATCTGGAGTAGACTTAGATGAGTCACTCATCTCAGATTGACCAGGAAAATCCTGCTCAGCAGAATTGATCCAAACCCTGGGTGCCTCTTTAATCTGTTGTAGGCGAGCTTTATGAGCTTCAACTGCCCTAGCAGTACCCGAGAATGGTGGGGGTACGTGAAGGGACCCTATTGAAGGCCCGTCATGCAAGTATGCTAGGTAATCAGCAGGCTTGGCTACGGCTCCAACCCCAATGGGGGCGAGACGTGCTGCCTTCTGCATAAGATTAGGGTCAAACACTTCTGTAGGTCGCATATACGCGACCTGAATCTTGCGGCGAGCCTCAGCCAACTCTGCTGTCTTCGGGTCGAGGATGGACCTTAGTACAGCTCCAGAGAAGGCTGGGTGTGCTACCCATGACCCCTCTATGAACTTGACAGACCCCGGCTCCTTCGTGATGTGACCACAGAGCTCAGCTATCTTGCGACGCTGACCCTTACCATCAAGGAACCAATTACCCTTCTCATACTTGATGTGACGACAGAGCTGAGTCTCATCCTCGGCTACGTTGCCACACTTAGTACAGATGGTGAAGCTTACGTGGCAACCCATACTCAGAGTACTGAGTTGACCACTCGTGATAGCTTCAATGAGAGACTTGTGCTTACGATCCGTAGCTATGAGGATATCAACGTAGACGGACTCTCCGATGTCCCTAGCAGCTGCATCAATGATCTTGCCCTTGGACAGCTCTGGGATCTGGATGTGCTCAACGTAATTCTCCCCACCAATGAAGGTGCGGAAGGACGCGAGGAGAAGCTTGCGCTCCCAACAATCCTGGTTGTTGTTAACATACTTAGTGGTACCCGCAGACACATAGAAGTCTGGAAACTGTCTATCAATCTGGAGCCCATCAAACATCTGGTTACCCGTTGGCATCCCAGACTTCTCGGTATCCACCGAGGCAATGATCGTACAGTGACTCAGTAAGTACTGAGCGGGGTCATACTGTTGAAGTACAACCTGTGCTGCCCTTCGTATCTCGAATGTTGGAGCTGGAAGCAAAGCCTTCGAACGAACATCGTCCCACCCAGCTTGAGTGATGACAGGATTCGTGAATGTTGCCTTGGCGTATTTGGAGAAACCCATTAGATGGCCCCTACCCCAAACCATTGATGAGGTTCACCATTGGGTCCCAGTACGGATACTGGGTCAATGATGGTTAAGCATTTGGGACAAGCGAAGACCTTGTGACGGGCACCCTCTTGCATACGATAGGTGGAGCGCCTCATCCTGTTTGAGCACTTGGGACAAGCAGGACGACCAGCTTTGAGGTCCTGATTGGTAGCTCGATACTGACGGTTCTGAGCTACCCAATAGGCAGCAGTCCTCTGAAGATGATCTTGAATTCTGAGCTCACCAGCATTGTGCGCAAATGTGTAAAACTTAGTCACCTCACTTCTGAGGGCCTCGTCATTCACGTTTGGATAAAGGGCGCGATATAGATCATCATAAGCGATGACTTCACTCGCGCCCTTATGCCAATGCCTTGCCAGCTCTACATAAACCGAGGGCTGGAACTGCTTACTCCAGAGGGAACTTGAGGAAGCTTCCTTCCGAGCCCTCTCGATTTCTACAGTCATGTAGCTCTGATCAAATTGTGGAGGCAGATATCTGATGAACTTTGGGCTCACCCGCACCACATCATCTGGAAACACACGTTCATTGCCGAATGGCCATTGGACATCGAGTACGCCAAGACCCTTGTGGACGGCGGTTACCGTACCCACATAGGGTGAGAGATCCCCATCGATGATGTCGATCTTTTGAACAACATCACCTTGTTTGAACTCTTTTGTTAGCTTCCAATAATCGATAGCCACTTGGCAACCTGCTTGTGTGAGTTATGGAGCGAGAGGGCGACCGGTGGTGGACTTGCCAGTCTCGACTGCTTGAGACTGATCATCCTTGAACAGACTCATGTACTCGTTCTCATCGGCGTCGGTCTGTATGGGGGCCGTCGGCGCATTGAACGTATCCATGTAGCCTTCGTCCGAGTCCTTCTGGAGAACCTTGGCTTGACGAAGAACGTGCACCTGGCGCTTGAACATGTGTTCGGGGCCGTATGCCTGTAGTTCAACTTCATCAGCTACCTTGTCAATTTCATTGACTACAGCGCGGGCAGCTTCGAAGTTCATGCCCCACTTCTCATGGTTGTCTTGAACGACCTGGGCAATTCGATCCAGCCGGCTAAGTACTTTGCTGGCTTCTTCCTGAGCAAACTTGGCAGTCATGTTATTTCCCTCTGGGGTTGTTGAGGATTCACGTACCGTTAGTAGGGGGTTGGTTTGAGATTCCCCCGCCAACTTAGCTAAAAGCATGCTGTAGAGGTTTGCATCCACTACAGCACCATACCGACCATCTCCGGCAGATCGAATGGCTAAATCTAAAGCTGCTCTGAATCGAGCATCAGGGACCATACCGTCGATTGCCTTTGACAGGACCGATTGCTTCAACCACTCTCTCGCTGAGGAGAGAAGTAGGTCATAGTCTTTTGAGGTCAAATCTCGAACAGAACCTTGTTCCCACCCTACATAAGGTGCGAACCCTTCGTGACCTGCTTGATATGGCTCAATACCGTGATACATTGAGGTCCTTGAAGGTTGTGGGTCAGAATCGTGTACCAGCATGGATGCATCCACCTGTGCTTTGACCAAGGGATAAGAAGAATAGGGGTTGGTTTCTTGAGCCCTGACAGCTAGCTGAACCAACCTACGAAGGTTATTCACAGACCCGCCAATTTCTCTTCGATTCCTTGAGAGATCCTTATCATTCTTGCTTAGATCAGGGTCTTGCTCTGCCTCAACCTTCTCACGACGTCTGTCATAACGAGGGGGCTTGACTTTAGGCAACGAGTGGACGAGGCGCTCTGCCTCGTCCTCCTCGCGCTCATGAAGGTTCTTGGTACTGGTTACTTCCATAGCCTGTGAGTCAGACTTCCTATCTAGCCAAGACCCAAAAGGACTATTGGGTTATCCGAACCTGGACTCTGATTCAGCTGGAGGGACCTCTGCCTTCTTCAGCTTTAGGTAGTCTGCAATCTTCTGAGTTACGTCAGTCTCTTCTACTAACTTACGACCCACCTCACCGTAGATACCTCGCAGTACCTCATTGAAGGTGGCATCATTGATAGTGAACATGTCGCGTTCGAGCCTCTCCTTGGTGTCCAACGGATCAATGTTGAACATCTCAAGAATTACATCGATACTGAGGCTACCCTTCTGATATAGGTTGAATAGGGCATCAAAAGTATCCTGTGAGTCGCGTAGGGCCAACCTAGTGAAGCTGAGGCGGGGGTACAGAACAACTTCATTTCCCCATTCATCTAGTTCTATGAAGCCCTTTCTACGAGCAACTGGCTTAAATAAGTACTTCTCAACGTACTCTTGAATCATCTCTCTGAATAGTAAGTACCTGGTATTAAGAACCTCTAACTTAACACGGTCTCCAGAGAATGTTGACTCACCATTGAGTAGCGACTCAGTCACTCCGAGACCGGCAAACAATTGTTTGTCAGTGATCTCATACTCAGTGGATAGATCCAATAGACGGTCACGGGCCCCAATGTCTTCCCAATGAACCTCGTAGTTCGTGATGATACTGTAGTCGGGATCGACCAAAGCAAGATCGACCTGTTCACGCAAGTCTTCAACGTCCAACTCGGATAACCCCTCACCCCAGATGAGGCGCTTGGGGGTCATAGCTCGTGTAGCGATGAGTGTCTGAGCTTGGCGTAGCTTCTCTCTATAGTAGAGGGTACGAAGACATCGATCAAGGATGCTAGCTCCGAGGTCTTCCCCGGCGCCTCGTCGACCTGCTAGGTGGTAACAGAAGGAACCCTCATCGGGATCTGTACCCAATGGAATCAATTTCCCAGATTCTATGTACTCTCGAACCTCAGCCGGGATCTCCTCGACCATCTCCTGGGCGCGCTCGTCACCGGACTTGGCCTGGGTAAAGAGTACCTTGTCACGGTCGCTAGGGATTAGTTCGATCCTAGTCTTGTCAGTGAACGAGAAGGTCGTGAGTTTGACTTGGTCAATAGGGAGAATGACCAGCTTGGTCCACCCTTTATAGTGCTTCTGGTAGTAAGCCAAGTCACGCTCTTCATGATCCTCATAGGGCTCGACTGATTCTTCTTCAGTCTCCGTACCTGTGCCGTCCTCATTGAGGATTGCCTGTGGGCGACGTTCGACTCGGTTCCCAACATCGACCGGGATGTCCACAGAACCATCCTCAGCGAATAGAAACACATTTCCATCCAGCCAGTAGTGATGAACTGCTGTGATCAATCTCTTGAAGAGATCTACCTTGTCACACATGCGCTCGAAGAAGTCGAGGATGTACTTCCCATAGTTATCAGCGCTCTTGAAACCCTCAGGACAGTGCAAGGGTCTGGGAGTGGCTAACCTGACCTTAGAAAGTGGCAGTTCAGTGTGAATATCAATAGCTTGACCCACAAGAGGGTCAGAGTTATAGAAGTGACGGTAGATCTCTCTCTTTTCACGGAGAGATTGTGGTAACTCAAGAAAATCTGTCGATAGCTGAGGTGAGAAGAACGAACTATTACCAGAAAGAGATGTGTTAGTACCAGCACCCGTTGGTACTGGTCCACCGTAGTTACCTGCACCACTCATATTGGAGGTGCGGATTCGTCGAACTAGTCGCTCCTTCTCGGTCAAGTTGGTAAACTTACCCTTCGCGGCATAGGGAGCATACTGTCTGCTCGTAGAGTTCCACGAAGTGGAAAAACCACTTGATGGGACGTTAGTAAATCTAGCCGCTGGCATTAGGGTAACTCCTCGCCGTACAAGTCATCGATATCTGAAACCGTTGTCTCCGATAGGCCATGACTCACCAGGTCGACTTCTTCAGTTGACATTGGAGGTATTCCATAAATGGCTTCCAACGGGTCCCGGGGCGTCGAAGCCTTCTTCTGCTTATCGGCCTCGATTCTGATTAAACGTTGAGTCTCGAGTTGCTTCTGTCGGTTCCTGTCTTCTGTATCGCGAGCAACTACCGTAAGGATTCTATTTTCAAGACCAGCAGTCCTACGAGCAGCTTGGAAGACCATTCCAGAGAAACGTTTTCCGGAGTTGGCAATCGAGATGTATGAGTACGACGCTTCATCAGCCACTCGCCTAGCCTTGGCATACAACGTTGCGTAGATCTCGTTCAACTTACTAGAGTGGTCAACTATAAGATCGCGAACACGAACTGCTTCCTCACAGAGCTCACTAATACTCATCTGATCCAGGGACTTCCTGAACCGATAGACCTCTTGAGGTTTGGGCTTTAGCTCGTTGTCAGCCATCACATTGACGTTTGGATACCTAGGAAGTTGTTGTTCACTGATTTAGGAACTTGAGCGACGAACCCGGTGAAGAATGCTGGCGCCAATAGGTCACCGGAGATGGTGAGTTCATTCTCCTTGGTCCACAAACCTCTTTTTGATAAGTAAAGTATATCGTTGGCCTGGTAAACTAGTGGAATGTACGGTGGTCCTGCAATTCTAGAGGAATAGGTGTATCGTTCGTATGTAGTGGTAGCTATTAGGCAACCACCGGACAGCATAACAGCATACTGATAGACCAACTGCTGCTGAGTCATAGCTGTAAATTGATCTGAAGACTCATCACTCCCCCAAATCAGAAAACCCCCGTAGAGCCCACTTGAGAAGGTCACCATTCTCTCATCAGTAGTGGAGTCCACCCATTGAACCCCTTGCCCTCCGGACCAACCGAGCCTGATCATGTCCGGGGATACAATAACAGGTTGGCTATCACCCTTAAAGAACACAATGCAGTCTCTGGAGCGGATGATCTCAGGCATGGGGTCTCAAATTGAAGTCTGAAGTACGATGTAGTTATTGTTCTCGGGTGCTGGTGCTTGAACCACGTTCCCAATAAAATAGGTGTTAGGGGCGCGTGGGTCACCTGAGGGTGTCCACTCATCTTCATTTGTGAACAGACCACGAAGTGAGAATAGTACCCTCTGACCAACCGTGTAGATGATAGGTACCAGCGGACCACCACCGGTACGAGAGGCGTAGGTGAACTGCTCGAAGGCGATGGTCGCTATGATCCAACCTCCAGCGCAGAACGTTCCGTACCCGTAGAGAGGTTGGGCCCCGGTCATCGAAGTGAATTGATCTGAGGGCTCGTTGCTACCCCACAACAGAAAACCACCATAGATCCCATCAGAAAAGGTTACGATGAATTCATCCTGAGTCGAATCAGCCCACCTAACACCCTGACCCCCAACCCAGCCCTGAGTGGCCATAGCCTGGGATACGGAAACAGTGTAAGCATCGCCCTTGAATAGAACGTAGCAGTCACGAGTTCTTGGGAACTTCTGGGTGAAAGTCAAATCGACACCTGGATTCCCATATAGAAGTTAGTGAGCGCTGAAGGGGATTGAGTAACGAACCCTATATAGTACTCGTTCAATCCACGCACTACGAGGTCTGGGATGCCTGAATCAACCCACTCAGTAATCTCTTTGGTCCAATACCCTCGAATAGAAAACACAAGCCTGTCACTTGCATGGTAGACCAGAGGAACTAGTGGACCACCGGATTTTCTGGATAGGAAGGTATACTTCTCAAAGGTGGTAGTGAGGATATGCCATCCACCTGCCCCTACAGTACCAAACCTGTAATATGGCTGATTTTCGGTCATAGCTGTGAATTGGTCTGAGGACTCGTTTGAGCCCCAAAGCATGAAACCAGCGTAATACCCATTGGACTGAGTTACTACGAACTCATCTAAGGCAGAAGCCACCCACTGAACCCCCTGACCACCTAGCCACCCTTGAGTGGCTAGGATGCCATCAACCGTCACAGGATAAGCGTCACCTTTAACAAGTATAACCGAGTCACGCGTGCGAGTCTGATCGCTCATGCCGCCCTCTTCTGAGCTAGTGTGCGAATTCGATGACAACATGCGCACACTAAATCACATTTAGAGACCTCCAACAGGACTCTACTCCATGCACAAGTGTACATCTTGGATATTGGTAACTCTTTTGCACCACGTACATGGTCAAAATCCATACAACAAGGGGGGAACTTGTTGCCACAATCCATGCAGGGATCTTCTTTTAACAAGTTAATCAGCTTTTGCCTTGATCTAGTCCTCTCCAAGCTACGTATACGATTTGCTTTGTTAAAACAAGTGATGCACCATGAACTGAGCCCATCTGGAGAGCCTCTCTGCTTAACCATTTCAATGAGGGGCTTAGGATACTTGCACTTAGAACAAGTTTTTCGTAGTACTTGCTCCGCCTGAGTACAGTCTTGTGTTATGAGCTGCTCAGGCATTACAGGGTCTCCTGCTTCTTCTTACGGTTGGGTAACTGAGCCCAAGCGGACACGATGTCCTCAAGTAGCTTGTTGTTTTTCATGTCACCGTTCATGAAGCCTTCCCAAGAACCACCCTTTTGCCTAAACACCAAACGAATCGACTCGAAGTCTAGATCCTCAGTGACGAAGTCCTCACCAAGGAGATGGTCCACTAGTTGTCGGATGATCCGATGAGAGAAAATCAGAGGTGGGTTAGTTTCAGGGTCGAGACCAGCTGCCTTCTCGTTGAACTTCTCGATTACAGTACCATCCTTCATGTAGGCATCTTCGAGTGCAGGTACCAAGTACTGACTACGCAAGGTCGAGGCCTCATGTCCTACAGCCTCAGCGGCCCCCTCAAGAGCCTTAGTGAATTCCTTCTTGAGAATCTCGTCTTTCCCCTTTCGATCACTAGGGAGCTTTGGACCCTTGGATCTAAGAGCCCGTAGCCGCTCCTGCATCTCACGATTAGCGTGGAGACCTCGAATGTCTTTTGCCGTGATGTTGAAGGAGCTCAGATACTCGTTAACTTCCTTTGACCCAACACCCTCAAAGAGCCCTCCAGTATCCTTCTCAACTGAATCGTAGGCTGCTTTGAGAGCAGGTAGGATCTTGGTGTCATCCACTACTTTCTCGTGTTTTACACCTGACTTACCAGTGTACTTGATGACAGCTTTTCCCTTACCCATAGAGACATGCTGTTTCTGCCACCCTGTGACCCCAAAGTGTCCACGCTCCTCAGCCGAGTCGTCGTTACCAACCCTCTCATAGGTGTGATCGATCAGAGCTACTACAAGTGCTGTCAGCTTGGTTTTGGTGTCCTTGGACTTCAAGTCCCTCTCAACCTTACTGCGCATCTTACCCAGAGAAGACTTGAACTTCTCAATCCGATCAGCCTTCTCGTTATTCCTCCGTGATATCTGCTGAGGGCTGTAGACGTAGACCGTGTTCCCGCTATCCAGCTTCTTCTTTTCGTGATACCGGGCTGCAACACGAAGCGAGATCTCATCGAGAATGGGATGCCTCAAGGTACCCTCCTAGCCATCGAGCGGGTGATCATTCGGTCCATGATAACGCCATGCTTTCGCATACGCGCCATCCTGTAGTTCTGAGGTGTAGTCTCCCGTTGGAGCGGGCGTCTATCGTTATCTAGGCTATGTTTGGATACTAATTTGATGTTGGTAATTCTGGACAGGGACAACCATACAGCTCGAACGAAGGCGTCTGACACGTCATCATGAAGACCCTTGACTTTTGGAGCTTCAACAAGGATCTGATTCTTGGCTCGTTGAGTTGCTTGAAGTCCCAGAACCTCATCAATGAAAGGTGAATGCTTGCCACCTTCAGTCGACGTAGGTAGGGGGTAATCATACAGCTCCAACTTTCGGTCAAACATCAAGAGCTTGACCGCCTGAAACATACGACTCTTCTCATCCTGAGTGAAGAACTCACTACGAAACTGTTTCAGACCTTTCTTATGTAGGGATTGCTCTAACGGCAACCCGTTCCAACGGTCAAACAATCCATCAGTGATGTAGAACTTCTTGCAGAGGGCATAAATCCAATCTGCAATTGAGTCAAAGTCTAACCGCTCGACAGTCTCGAGGACCTTAGCATAGTCGATCAGTGGTGCAGTAAGGTGAGGGTTGGATTCATTCCAAGGTACCCCTGCATACCAAACCTCATGGTAATCCTGAACAATCTTATCCCCATCGGCATGAGTAATGAAGACAGCTGTACCGTCACCAATGAGACCTACGTCGATCCCCATCTGATGAGGACTTCTTGGGCGGCCCGAGAAGATAGGCTTGTGCTCTGGCTTGATACACGCCAATAAGTCTTCCTCACGCTCGACCCAACCACGAACACGGTCTGAGAACTGAGCCCCGTACTCGGTCATGAAGACAGAGGGGTCCTCATGGAACTTCTCTCGAAGGAAGGTTGGGTCGCAGTCCCGAAAGACTTCCCAAGTTGGAGCTTGGATTGCCAGTAGGTTTTCGGAACCCTCGGCCTTTGACATTGCAAAGTGGAATAGTTCGTAGAACTTACCAGCTCGGTTCAATGGTGACGAAATCGAGATGATTCGACTTTCTACTGGACCTATGGGCTCATTGGTCTCTGGGTTCTTGTGTGAGAACGCCAGAGCTGACGGAGTGATAGCGTCATAGATGTCCTTGGCAGAGCTGACACCCTTGTCCTGAAAATGAGCCAGCTCATCGAGGATGATGACAATATTACCAGATCCACGGAGGCCCTTGGACACACTAGCCTTGAAGGTGACCCTCAGTGAGGCCTTACCATTAAAGGAGGTGAATTTTCCGTTCTCATGCCTGACCGTAGGTCCGAACTTCTCGATGTCGTATGGAGTCCTGAACTGAACGTAGCTGAGTGTATTGTTGGCAATGTAGGGCTGGAAGAACTCGCACTTGGCCATGTGCGAGGTCACATCACTGAATAGAAGACCTGCCTGATCCTTATCAGTAGCAACTGATATGATCTGAATCCTATTTCCGTTCGGTAGCCCATAATACTCCTGAGGGTTACCAAGGGAGATCAGTCGATACAACTCATAGCTGGCAAAAACAGCTGATAGGGTTGTCTTGCCTGACCGGCGCCCGATAGCTAGAATCAACTGCCTTCGAATGTGGTCTTGTTCACCAATGTTGCAGCGACCCTCACTGAACAAGTAGTGCAAGTACTCTACTTCAGTGAAGCGGTAAAGCACCTTAGTCTTGAACATGTCGTAGATGACAATGGTCTTCTCTTTGTCATCCAACGGGATGTGGTAATACATCTTGACGATGAACCGCTGTACTGGGTACAGCTTCATCCCTAGGCCCCAAGAGGACTCAGCGTACTGCAAGACGTTGAAGATCTTTACGTTGCGACCATCGTGAGCAGTCTCGCTAAGGGCACCATTCATGGATGCCTCTTGCTGAGCATTTTCCAGTATGCTCTTACCTTGATGACCAGCGCTCCGAATCAGGTGAGCAATACCTAGAGACCTGGGCTCCTTATCCTTGCTAGCCACGATTACCTCAAGTTATTCTGAGCTTCGTCTTCCCAGTTACTCATCTCGGTAGCAAACCGATTGAAGAACATGTCGAATAGCTCTGGGGATAGTAGTTCCAAGGCGACCTCACGCATTTTTTCAACCCAAATAGAGAAGATCTTCTGCATTTTCTCGCTGTGAAGGTTGATGGAGTCTTGGTCGACCTGACGTAGCTTGAGTTCTATCTTGGCGATTTCTTCCAGTGCCTTGACCCTCTTTATAGAGATTGCAGAGGTGTCCTTGCCATACTTCTCAGATTCAATTCGTTGGAAGTGGAGGGTTGCTGCTTCACGTGCCACATCAAGCTTGACACGATGCAGTAAAGCTAGAGTATCACTCGGATTGCCTTCGATCAGAGTAACAAGAGGGTCAGTATCTATGAACTTCTGCCTCTCGACAGCCATTAGGGCGTGATACTCTAAGTCATCTCGCCCGGGGCGTCTCTCAATCTTACGGGGTCTCCCAGGACCTCTCTTGACAATACCGGTCTTCCCCTCAAATGGACCTATGTCATGCAAGGGAAGGAGTGAAGTAGCCGCTTCTAAGATCTCCTCGTGCGAAAGGTTCTCTACATTTGAGTTGAGTTCTTCATCTGGCATAAAAGTACCCTAGTTCATTCAACAGGGTCTGCTCCGCCGCCACCTTCAGTCCTAATGAGGTACTGAGATAGGTTGCGAACGACATCGTAGCCCTTGTCTTTTTGGATCTGAGTTCTGAGTACCTTCGAGAGGTCCTTACCTGTTTCAGCCAGATTGAGAACACCCATCTGATTAGGGGTTCCAGCAAAGGCATCTTCTGGGCGAATATCACGACGGTTGGGCTTAACAGTATCGTCGATACCTTCCTCCATGAGTTGACCATGATCTCTGACAATCCCACGGTCTATCCCTCGTGGCTTATTGATCGGACTAACCAGTTCCTGGACATTCTTACGCATTCCAGGTTGTTGTTCAGCTCGCATAAAACGAGCTGCAACCCGGAGTGTTAAGGTGTCCGCAGAGGTCAGGTCTTGAAGGGTCATAGATCGATAGTTGCTCCACCCAGCTCAACAGAAATCGTTGCAGACTTCGTTGGGGTTGGGTTCAAGTCAATCTCCAGTCCAGATTTCATCTGAACCAAGTCAGCAACCGAAGACGGGTTGTGAATCATGAGGCTACCCACATCAATCTCGGTGGCTGGACCAGAGGCTAGAATCTCCCTCTGCTGAGCCGCCTTGTCGGCATAGGGTGGATCAACTACAAGGTGCTTGGCATACTTCGAGCAGAAACCTGGGTGAGCTTGCTGGACACAAGTAGTGCACTTTGAGCCGAGCTTCACATAGGGGATCTGGCGAGCACGATGTAGTCGTGCTCCTTCGGCACAACCCTTAGCATAATCGTTGTAGATAGTTGGATCGATGTAGTAAATTCCTTGGAGCCCTTGCTCCCTCATAGCCACCTTGAGTTCATTCGAGGACGCCAAGATGTCCCGGGACTCGAATCGAGTTCTCAACGCATTGAGGAGCTGATGTCCGTAGAGCCCTTCATTCAAGAACCTGGAGGCAGTTTTTACTACCTCGCGCTTGGTCAAACCTGAGGTAGTATACTCGTTGATATTCCCACGGAATGCTTGCTCAACGTAGGCGCGCATGGGGATCTGATCTTGGGGATTCGAAACAGATGCCGTTCGATAGATTGCCTTAAGGGAATCAACTGGAGTCGTACCCCACTGATAGGACTCTGATCCCGCCCCTAGACGCCCTGCTTGCTTATTGTCCCACAAAACTTGCTTGACAGTGGCCTCTGTATAGAGGTCTTCAGCTTTGGCTACAAGAGGCTTCCCGTAGACCAAGCACCGACTCAGTTTGCTATAGATGCAAGTCGCACACTTCTGGCTAGCAACAATACCCTTGATTTGATGATTGTGCTTTGCAATGAAGTCAGCACCTTCATGGCAATTGTCGAAGGATTCTTGGGTTGAGTATACAGTGCCATACAACCCAGCTTCCTTGTAGATAGGCTCCCAAGAGTTACGCGTGGCACGCAGGTCATCCAAGGAGAATGAAAGCCTCAGAGCTTGGAGTAAATCCTTCTCGCTTCGACCCTTGAGCATCTCATGTCTCAAGAAAGAGCAGACATCGAATGCCTTCTTGTTCGAAGAATTCTTGAGGGTTGAGGCAACTTTACCTTCAACTGGAGGGGCCCAAGCAAGCTGTTCCGCTAGATTCTGTTGAGCCTGAGTGGCAAGTACCGGGAGGTGGACCTTTGGGGGTTCCACTGTAGCCTTGAGCTGATGAACTGGGTTCGCAATAGGTTTGGGGGTCTCAACCGTACCTACTACCCGTAAGTCACCAGCTAAGTAGGCTGACTTGATTCTCTCTCGAGGGTCCTGAATCGAGGCTTGTACGGACTGCTTACCACAAGCACATTGCTTCTGTTCTACTGCACCAGCCAACTCAGATGAGTAAGGTACTTCGAGAACTAGTTCCTTATGAAAAACCGAACAAGTTGACTTTGAGTTATGGATGCAGTCAAGGCACTGATCTTTGGCCTGAATGAACCTGGCAGTTCCGGCGTTCCTCTTGACGAAGTCTACTTCGCTACGACTAGCCTTTCTAGAGCAATTGGGGAAGTCCTTTGCATCGATGTAGTAACGCCCAAGTAACCCACGCTCCTGAAAGGTACTGGCTAGAATAGGTCTAGCAGCTTGAAGTGTCCAAGGATCAAACCGAGTCTTCAGGACATTGCCGATCTTGGCAGGATCAGTGGACTGCATGATCGCCAATCGAGCAACCTTCTCGACCTGGGCTAGAGTCTCCGTGGAGGCCAACTTGCCATGAGCCTCACTTAAGTCACCCATCGTTCGATGGACATCCTTGTTAGGGACCAAGTAAGTGGACGGAGCTTGACCTGTATGACTCCAAGAAGCCTCTAAGTCCGGAGCAAAGTCCAAGTTTTGCTTTGGAAGATCCGATAGTTCCCGGTAGTCTTTCTCATTAACGTCAAGCCAATCAAGATTGTTGACTGCGCCTTCCTTGAGAAAACCAGAGATGTCACCCAAATCAGCCATTTCAATATCCTTCAGTGGTAGTCTTCTCGGTACAGATCTTGTTGGTCGTTGCGGTAGTCGTGAGCATCCGACTTCCACTTAATATAGGGAACGTCTTGTTGTTCGAAGTTCTCACCCACGTTAGGGGTGATATCCCTGTAGTGATCATAGTTGACCCCACCATCCCCAGGCATCTGAGACTCTGAGAACATGTGCTCAAGATTATGGGAGGGTCGAGGAGTTAGAGGAGCCTCTGGAGAGTGGATGTTCATCTCCGGCATCTCTGAGGTTCCGTGGTGGTGCACGTTGAATTGATTGCCCTTATCACCATCGAAGTAATCACTTCGGGCGGCAGGGTCGGGGCCGTCAAAAGGGAGCTCTGACTCCGCTATAGAAGCCCACACGTCGTTTGGAGATAACTTGTCATCAAAGGGTGTTGAACCTGCTTCAGGGTCGTGCGTGAGTCCACCAGGATCGTTTGGTAACCCACTCTGAGGTCCATAGACTCCACGCCCATCAGGGTTAGCTGTGCCATAACCCTCTGACCCTTGACCTTTAGCTCCATACCCAAGCCCAAAGTCATTCGCCTCACCATGAGTATCATCATCAGAGGGCATATTGGATGTCCCCCAAACAAGAGATGCCCCAGCGGATCGACTTGTGTCATTCTCCCAAGGGGTCTTGTAGATGTACTCGTTTCCAACGCCCTCAGACTTTCCCCACTCATCTTCTACAGTGGGCTCGTCCTTGTTATAGGAACCCTCGGGGCCTGTCTGCTCCCCACGGTCTAGGTGATCAACGCGCGGACCTGGAAGGGTGTTGACTGGGAGAGAGGAGTTGGCCACTCTCTGAATGAATGGGGCCTTCCAATCCCTCGCCTGCTTGACTTTGAAGACATCGCCGGCGGGAGTCGGCTCACTTGTCTCTTGAGCCCCACCACCAGGAACCTGTGAAGCTTCCCCTTCCTTGTTCTCTTCATCCTTGATACGGTCGGTGAGCTTCTTAGTTTTTGGAGCCTTTTCAGCCTCGTCAACTTCCTTGTCCCCGTACTGTTCAGGATCTTGGAGTACTTCGTCGGACTCTTCAATCAAACCTTCGATCTCACCAGCCTCTTCCGAATCTAATAAATTGACCTCGGGTTGCCAATGAGGAGCGTGAACCTCGTCATGCAAAGTGTCAGTAATCGAGGACAGCAGTTCACAAGCCTGTTGCAACTGTGACCTGATCTCCTTGACCTTAAGAACATACCCTTTGCCACCAAGCATCCCGTCTGGAGAGATACTCGCAGACTTAATGCGCGCGAACTCTCGATAGGCGGTTAGAGAGTGTCCAAGAGCAACCGAAGCCGCGAACAAGGTTCGAGCTAGGGGCTTCAGGGCCTTAGGATTAAACTGATGCCCTTGAGGGATCGCACGCTTTCCAGCCCCCACATCCTCTCCAAAACCATCTGGTTTATGAGCTTGGGGTGGTGGCAAGGGCAAGCCTTCTTCCCTAGCAATGACTACCCTAACCTTTTCACGATTATTCAAGGTTCCTCCAATTAGGCCTTAAGAGGCGCACCATTGTCGTCAAAGGTTCTCTCGACGAACATACCGCCGCCGTCGCCCTGCCTACGAATGGTCCACAGGTCCCTAGTGGACTTGTGTACTAACTCATCAGCGGATAGTCGAACGAATGCACTAAGATCCTGAATGGAAGCTACCTTCTGTCGAAGAGGCGTTACCATCTTGGCGTTCCTAGCTAAGAAGCAATCCAACCCTGTGGAGGGTTGGACCTCAAACTTGCTCAAGTCAAAATCCTGGTCTGCCATTCTACCCTCACGTAATTACAAGACGAATCTCAACGTCTATGTAGTTATTGGAGCTATAACCAATAATGCGCAGCTTTTCTGAGTAAGTCCCCTGCAGCATACCGTTAGTTGGTTGGACGGTAACGGTGATCAACTCACCCTCGGTCGCCTGAAGGGTACCCTCAGAGGGTAGCCAACTCCGTAACCAGTTCCCGCATAGGCCAGTAATAGCCCGGATGTCGTACTCAAGGACTGAGCCAGCTGGCCCCATGTTCCCAATACTGAAAGTCTGTTGTGGGACCTGCGGGTACTGACCATTGAGTGGACGTACCACGTTGAAAGTGACTAAGGTGTCGCTCGAGGTTATCAGAGCCCTGGGACGGACTGTGATGAGTACAGGAACTGTCTGCGGATTATTGGTAGCTGTAGGGTCCTGAACAGTTACTGATTCGGGGTACGGACTATTGGATGCCAATAACCCAGTTGAGTCGACTTCAACCGTAAAATCCCCACTCTCGTTGGCAGCTAACCCACCAAGGGTAGAGGGACTTACTTTAACGAAGGGGGCGGATGCCGTAAGGCTCGCACTCAGTAGTGAACCAAATATCCCTCGATTAGTGATAAGAACAGTTTGGGAGTTAGAGTAACCCCTACCCTCGTCAACCTCGAATACGAACGACGCAGGTGGACCAATAAGGATACTCGGAGCGAAGTTAGACTTCAACTCTACGATACTATCAGCCATCGCTTGGATGACCTCACCTGGGATCGGAATTGAATCTCTCAGCAGTCCGTAGGGGGACTTGACATCCCGAACCTGGTAGGCTGGAACTGACTGGGAAACGTCGACTCGAGTAGTCCAATACCACTTACCGGCTGGTATTGAGTACTCGAATTGATAGTCTTGAAATCGGAGGTTCTGTACGGATGGCAAGGCAGTCCTCTAAACTGCCAAGCGTACAAGTAAATGCTCAATCGAATCACAACCCGGACAGTTCGTCGCCACCACGATTTTCCCATTGAGGGAGTTTTACTGCTCTAAGTATATTGAAGTTCTTACTAGCAATGGATGAGAACACCTTAAATAGAGGTTCAAAGGTTGGGTCTTCAATAGCCTTTCGCTCAAGGAGCTTCACAGCCCCAAAGAAACGGTGCCGAACCCGACCTTGAGTGAGACCTAGCTGCATGGCTACCTCACTTTGGCATGTAGTCTTCCACATACCAACTAGAATATCGACATCAATTGCCTTGAGTGGTACAAATGGCAAATTATACCTCATCTCGCTCTCTGTGATCTGAGGTATTGACAGTAAAAACTTGATCCTCTGTAACCCTCGGTCCAGTCGGTAACTAATTGCTGCCTGAGTTACGTCGAAGATCTCGGCTATATCAGCTTGGCGCTTCTTCTGAATGTAGTACAGCTCAATCAGATCAGCTTCCCTATCTGGTATCCTATCGAGGAGCGGCTTGACTTGTGTTTCAAAGTGCAGCGAGGATAGGATAGACATGACTTCCTCCTCGCCCGCCTCCTCAATAGGCTCATCGAATAATGGCTCTGGCGATGCAAAACGGTTTGCCAACTCTGCAGGATCAACCGAAATCGTAAAGCCAGTGCTACCCATAATACCTCAGCTATTCTTGGTAAATCCAGCCCCAACGGGGGTCTGAAAGAAAGTCGAGATCAAGGTCTCAGGTTGGATGGAACACTGTTTTAAGGCGTCAAAAGCACTATCAAAGTTTGGAGCGGACTCCACAACTTGGTAGTCTAAGTCAGTTCGAAGCGCCATGAGTTCCACGTTTAACCTGGCTTGTTTCTCAAAGCCTCTAATCTTCTCGTATTGGGTCTTCGTGACCCCGGCTAAGCTAGAAGCGTAAACCCCATCGATCGATCCGTGCGTGGTTAGTAGTGACGCCAAGATCTTTCGGGGTACTCTTGGGACCCCAGGTAAGTTATCTGATGTGTCACCCGAGAGTGCTCGCAGGTGAACCATCAACCGGGGCGGTACCCCATACTCTGACACAACTCTATCGGGGTCGTAAAGGGTCTCAGGTCGACTTCCTTGCTTAGGTACTAAAAGTAAGTCAGTATATGTAACCAACTGTAGGAAGTCACGGTCGGTAGAGATAATGATGTTGTGTTTACCACTTAGCTTGTTTTTCAGTAAACAAGCAATTATGTCATCTGTTTCCTCATCTGGGTTGTGTACTTGTGAGATCCCAAACATTGGAAGTATAGACTGGAGTCGCGCCATCTCATCATGGGTACCTTGACTGTGCTCTGGTCTACCAGCCTTGTAGTCTGGGTACATGTCAACCCTACGCTGTTTTGAGCCATCCCACACTATGTACATGTTAGCTCTCTCAAAACGCTTCTTGAGTGATGCTAGGCTGCGCAAGAACCCAAATACCAATGCAGTTGACCTACCCTCGCTATCCGTTAGCTGGTCAGGAATGTTTCGTAGGGCATTGACTACTCTATAGGCGAGGTTATGCCCATCAAACACGATGTTGTTAGCCATATCTGGGTTCCAATCTGGTATCGACTTCTCGAGCTGGTCAAAATCACTGTGAATCTGTGAGTACCTAGCTATGAAGTTGTCAAGTAGCTCAATAGAGGCTGAGGCACTGTACAGTTGATCAACCTCTGGTAGTTGGATCAAAGGAAGGTAGAAGAAGAACCCGGACCTCGATATGAATGAGTTCATTTGCTGAACTCGATGAAACTTCTTCAGCAGAGGTTCACTATCTGAGCCGATAAAGGTCTCAGGGGCAGCGGGGTCTACCAGTAGTTTCCTGGCTCGTCTAAAGGTATTCAACCACGAGGTTATTCTGAGATACCTGTTATACTTAGCGATCAGGGGATCTTTTGACTTCACCAAGTACCCGTTTGGAGCCTTAGCTCGATCTATCCACTGCTTGATCCTGATCAACTTAGTCAAGAACGGTGAGTTGTACTGCTGATCTTCGGTATCAGAGACGTACTTCAAGAAACTTCTCGGCAGAGTGATCAGCGCTTGCTTAGACCTCAGCTTGACGAATACCTGAACAGAGTTGTTCTCAGGTATATTCTCAATCACCTTACCAACGATACCGCTATAGGCCCCACTCATGACCAAGACTTCGTCGCCGACCTCAATCCCCTGCTCAGTTTCGATATGGAGCTGAAGACGCATCTGTTCGATGGAGCTATCAGGTACCGCAGATATTCTACGAATTCTATGGTCCAGTACCGTTAGAATCGAGGTAATGTACTTAGACCCCTCCAACTTGAAGTACACGGGGTCCGGTTGTGTCCGCCTGACAAAGATATAGTTCTCAATAAGCTTGTATACAGACTTGGAATGTCCGCGCGTGATGGTGGAGGCAGGAACGAATACGTCCTTTAAGCTCTTGATAGCTTTTCCAACAGCTTTTCTGAGGACCTCGGGGTCCTCATCCTCACCTTGAGGGCTTAGTTCTAGAACAACCCACTCAGGCATTTCCCCCTCTACTCCAGAGTTCAGCGAACCCTCGGCGCCAAGTTTCGTGACTAATTAGCTCTCTATCACTCGTGTTAGTCTCATGAGGTGTCAGAGTTAGCTTCTTTCTTTTACCAGGGTTTTCTTCCGGGATAACTTGAGTATCGTATGTAGTCAGGGCTCTAGGGTCATCTGACCCTAGATTTCCAATTGGTATTCCGTCACTTGACGCTCGACCTGTATTCACAGACTCAGCCTCCACCACTGGGGTCGTAGTCAACTCCTCAGCAATCTTGGTGGGTGTAGCTGTAATCGGTGGTGGAGGCTGAGTCTGTGATACTACAGGAGCTGATATGGGTAGGACAGGAGCTGGCGCTACAGGTTGAGCTGAGACGAAAGAAGCCTTAACTCCGGAGAAGGCCAACGCGGTAAGATCACAAATCAGTCCAACCTGGGTAACATATCTAGACCTCAAGAAGTGACTTGCGATCTTGATCAGCTCCACCCCATAGATCTTGTATACCTCTACAGCTAGCATCTTGTCAGTGAACGAGAAGTCGGCTCCCATCCCGTTTGCTAACCGGAATGAGTTCATAGCGGCCTCCGAGAGGCCAGAGACGACTTCCTCAGCGGTCATCCTCTCGCAAGCTTGGTCGACAAGCTGGAGAGCCTTCTTGGTGTCCGAGGTCAAGTTGAGTAGGATCTGATAATAAGTGGAGATAACTGACAGATTGAGGTGGTCTCGAACATTGTCTAGGGTAACAGGACCAATCTGAGCAATCATCTCAAGACGGCTCACCACATCACGGACATGACCCCCAGCATAGTCAATGACTGTTAGAATACCGTCATCATCAAACTCAACCTTCTCTGCTTCTAGAATGCGCTTCATCCGAACTAGGATGTCCTCGCGCGTAACCTTCCGAATACCATACTCCTCACATCGGGATCGAATAGCACCACGGACTTTTTCAGGTTCCGTGGTGCAAAACATCCCAATCATCTTGCGCTCTTCCAGGGGTTTCAAGAGAACGTCTTGAGCATCCTTACTCATCCGATGGCACTCATCAAAGAGGTAGATTCTCTTTGAGGCTCCCATCACAGAGAATGGAAGACTGTCAACGATTCTCCGAATCTGATCAATACCACCTTGACTGGCCGCGTCTTGCTCGGAGAAGGCTACCGAGGAGTCGTTCAGGATAGACCTACAGCTCTCACATTGGTTACAAGGCTCAGGGTTGTTCTTGTCTAGGTTCTCGCATAGCATCGCCCTAGCGTAGATACGAGCCAAGGTGGTCTTTCCCTGACCACTACCACCACTAAAGATGTAACTAGTGTCAAGCGCGGTCCCATTTTTGAGCCGAGCTTTGAGTAGTTGAACTGTTCCCTCTTGACCTAGCACATCGGCAAAGGTCAAAGGCCTATACGTGGTATCCCACACTTTATGACCTTTTATTCGTTAGCAGCCGTTTGAAGTTCGTTGTCTTCATCGTTTTCGGCAGTCATGAAACTAAGGTCAAGCGATTGAGCTACAATCGCGAAGTTCGACAAGTCATCAGTCCAAGCCCCATGACGTCGAAGGATTGAGCTGAACTCGTAGACATCAGGCTCACGTGTCTTCCACTTCATCTCAGATGTCTGCTCGTCCTCCTCACCTGTGCAACACTCTAGTAAGTGATCGACCAGTGCGGTCCGACGAGCTGCATCCAATTCATTCCAAATGTCGAGTGGTATTTCCATTAAGAAGTCAGGCTCACCGGTAATGAGGAACTTTTGCAAGTCACTCATCTTCTTCACGGTACCAAGCACAGGCTTACCACCGCGCTTGCTGCACTTCCCCTTGAAGATATACCTGAAGCTGGCTTCAGCTAGCTCCGGATGATGGGTACCAATTAGGCTCTCAGCGATAGTTTGAACCGCTTCAGCTGGTTCATAAGTCTGTGCCATAACTACTCCCTAACCTGATTCATGATGTAGGATTCGAATCGTTCATCACCCCAAGCCTCCCAAAGGTTAGCCGGGTCCTTCACGGGCTTACCACTTGGTAAGAGGACACCACGTGGGTAGTCAAGAATCTGGAGATGATCAAAGTCCGAACGGTACTCGATGCTGAATTCTCTACAGGCAGATCTTCCAGTTGAGTCAGCATCGTAGAACAGGTACACCTTATGCACAAGTCGAAACAACCACCTCAGAAGTTGTTCAGTAATCTTAGCTGTAATAGTACTGACAGTGTATGGAAGTACCCTTTGAGTTGGGAATAAATCGAAGGCACCCTCAACAATGCACACAGATTCGGTATCCCAGATATGAGGGATAGCCTGCCCCAACCCAAAGAGTACCAACTCATCACGTACCAAGAAGTAATCTAAATACCCCTTACTTGACTGCTCAACGGATCTGAATTGGAACCCAGTCACCACCCCGAGAGCGTTAGTCAACGGGAGTACAAAAGAGTCCCTCAGCTTTTCCCCACCATGTGCCCAATCCCTAAAAGCAGGATCGACCCCAGCGGGTAAGACTCCATTCAAGTACCCAAGCTTGAACTCTTTGATTTGATTAGGCTCAGAAGAAACCCCTCGACCCCACAAAGCCTCTAGGACCCTCTCGTCCAAGTTGCCTTGTGCATATTCAACTAAGTCATCAGCCCAGCTCATGTGACTCGATTACCGCCAAAGTCTTGTCTACGTTGTACAGTTGAAGACCGATGTAGTCTCCCACCCTTGTGTAGACACCTAAAGCAGGTGAATCGGCCGTCAAAATAGCACACTTATCTGGTAGGTCAGTCGATAGTAGTTGAAGACCCTCAACTTTACCATGCTGAACCCCTTCGTCGTCGGTGAAGCGGCTTACCATCCCTCTTGGTAGAACTAGATTTTTAGGCTTGAATCGAGAGACACTCATGGAGTCAATGGCCTCCCCAACGGACTTGAACCGATTGACCCAACCGTGCTCAACAGACAGGCTCGCAACTCGGTAAACCAAGTCAACTAGTAGTGCTGGCTCCTCTTCCAAGGTGCAGGGAGAGAATCCGAAGCGCGCCATACCCTCCCTGTTCTTGCGCGTGACCACGAACCCCCTACGGGCGTTGGTGACTAGGATTGGGTCAAGACCATCAACCACACCCCTCTCCGAGAGCGCTGGCACAGAAAAACCAGCCCCAGAGTCAGCTCTAGGGCGCAGTCTTTCAGCGACCAGTAGGTAGGAGAAGATTGAGAAGCTCATGGGTCCGTTGGGGGTGGTAGTAGCTTCGAGGTGTCAATCCTCGGCACGACCGGCTCCAACCTAATCCGACGGAACCAGAACCAAACCATCTTCCAAAACGGGATCTTAATCTCTTGGACCAAACCGAGAACCCATAATAGCGAGAACAATTCTGGGTGGTTATCCTTGACCCAAGAGGTGTTCTTCAAGTCCTGAGACAACTCAGGAAGGATGTCTGCCTTTCCTCTAGCTGCCTTAAAGTCTGAGCACTTCTTAGCATCGATGGGCTCCTCGCAGATCGTACCCTCCCAATTCTCAGGGTCGTTACACCCTAGCATGCAGAAGCCAATCGTCTGTACCACTGGCAATTCATGCTTATCTGTAATTCGATTGTACCCTGGGTTTGGCTCTCCCTCGAGCTTCTTCCGAGTATCAAGTGGGTGCCGATAGTTGTTGACACATCGGGTGGGTAGTCTTTTTGATGCCTCAATCACCCTCCGGTCAAATTCCGCACAAACCAACTCCTTGACTCGCGCCTCTATATCAGACTTGGTTTTCATGTTTGGAACCCTTAGCGCGCCGTAGTGTCAAGTGCTTCCGGCCGCCATCGATTTTAGTATCAGCATGGTAGGACGTCGGAGCGTAATCAACATAAGATTGGTGTTGAGTAACCAGAAATATGTCAATCCCCATCGTCTCAGCCAGACCTTTGAGGAACAAGCTTGTGTTCTCCACGTAACTATCTGACACCGCGGAGAGGGTCTCGTCGAGCAGAAGGAACTTTCGGCGCTTCAACCTAAGGATTGTCAGTATCCTCAGGACCAAACTTGCTATAGTAGCCGGACCCCCACCATAGGACTCCAAAGGGCTACCCCGAGTTCCACCATTGGCTGGGTCACCGTCACAGACAAAGAACTCTGCACTCACTCGATTATACTTAGAGGACAGTTCCGTCTCGAATCTAAGATCCTGATCATAGAATATCGTCTGGAACCCATGGGTAATCACCTCATCAATTACCTTGACTTGGCCCTTTACCATGCGGTCCAACAGTATCAAGTAGAGCTCAGAGACCTTGGCGAGGGTAGCTAAGCGAGAGGAGAGGGTTTCTAACTCCCTCTCCTTCTCACCGAGTTCCAAGTTCAATTGGTCTCTCAGAGTCTTGACCCTCGTGGCTCGAAGCCGGAGAGTGTTTACTCGCTGCTTCCTCCCTACTTCGTCAGGGAGGACATGAACCTCGTTACTCGACACGGGATAGAGTCCTCTTGGGATGTAGTAACCTTACCGTCTGCAGAACTCAGGTAGAATTCGTCAATAGTCCTGAATAAGTTGAGTGCTTT